CCTGGGTAGCAGAGGAAGCGGTGAACTGGCGTTTGCTCGTGACCGAAGTGACCGTGAACGTGTGCGTGAACGAGGTCAAGTCCTTATTGCACTTGCCGAGGCCTGTTGAGCCGAGCGCCACCCGACAAGTCCGCTGGGAAACAGTGCCTACAGGCTGCTGAAGGCGCTGCGTCAACCCTCGGAGTTCTACCGTGATGGTATTCTCTGCCAGCTTGATCTCGCCGAAGCTACCACGTTGGAGCGTTTCCACGTGGTTTGCGATGGTCACTGGGGATACGTCCCAGCGGTATCGGAAGATCCGGAAAGTGGCGTTGCGCCAGAGCCCGGCCAAGATGTCGTCCCGGTTGAAGAACGTGCCATCGTCCAGTGTTTTAAGTTCCAGATTGTCTACGTTCAGGCCAGACGTGGTCACCATCGCGGAAGCGTTCAACCCTTGGCTCGCGTTGAACACGAACGCGGTCTCGCTTGTGTACCCCCAGGGGGACAGGTCCAGCGTGAACGGTTGATCAGATGAAGTAAACCCGAACAGTTCGCCATCGCGGCGCTCGATCAAGATCGCATATGCGACAGACGTGCCACCCGAGTTGTAATGTGCCTGCAAGCTGGCAGGAATCGTTTTCACAGGCGAATCTCCTCAACTTCAAAGTCCGGCCACTCCGTCAGCATGTCCGAAGTCCCCAGCACCCGGAAGACGGCAGCCGGGTCAACAAACGCGACAGGCACGTAGAACTCGCCAGCCCAGGTGTAGACATCGCCCTCAACGTGCCCCGCCACGGTAACGACGCCTGTAGCGGTGTTGACCGACGAGGTGCCCGTGATGTCCGTGGTGGTGCCTGACCGAGTGCGGTAGATGGTGGCCCCCGCCACGGGCTTCTGGATCTTGCGAACGAACGTGCGAGTGCCGTATGTGTACAGCTTGTTCATCTGGTACTGGCCCGCAGTCACCAGCGTCATACTCGATCGGCTGGCTGCGCATTCGTAGTCGGACCAGTCCAGGAACAGAAACCCATCTGCGTCGCCACCCACCACGTAGAAGAAAGACCGCAGTTGGTCGAAGTCCACTGCGGACTTGACCGGGTGGGCCAGCTTGTAACGGTGCAGGGGGTACTGAGCGTCACGGTTGGTGATGCGCTGACCCCCCACCATGTAAGCCTTCGACGTCAAGAACCGGGGTCCGCCCGTCATGTTGACAGACACCCGGGGTGGAAACAGTTCTTCAAAGAATGCCATTATCCATTCCTCGCGGTTGCGATGTTGAGTTGCTGCGCGATACTCCGGCCGAACTGAAGCCCTGTTTCGCGCGTGGCACCTGCTGGCATCTGCACATTGATGTTGATGTTCATGCCGCCTTGTTTGCCGACGTTGCCGTTGGCATTGTCAGCGGCAGTCACCACCCGCTCACCCTTGTGCAAGAACGCAAGCGTGTCGCGCGGGACGTAGGGGGTACCCACGGCAAAGCCAGGGATCAAGCTCTTCAGCAGCCCTGCCCCGGCCTGCACGATGGAATCAAGGAAACCTCCGCCCCCGCCAGAGCCGGACAAAGACTGGGTGATGGCGTTGCCGAGCGGTTCGGTCACCAGCTTGCGGCTGATGATGCGGATGATGTCTTGCTCCAGCCCGCGCAGCACTTCGCCCAGGCCCTTGCCGCCGACAATAGCGTCCTCGAAGGCGCTGGTGAACGACAGGCCCAGTTCCTCGGCCAAGGTCTTCCCCTTCTCCGTGGTCTTGCCTGCCTCCTCCATGGCGGTCTGGGCTTCGTCGGTGGCTCTGGCGTAGGTGTCCCACGAGATGGCACCCTTGTCCAGAAGATCTTGGTACTCGGCCAGCTTGATGTTCAGTTGTTCGATCGGGGTGCGGGTGGCCTCGTAGAGCGCCTTGGCCTTGTCCTGCACTTTGTTCGCCGCTTCGGTGTCTTGCTTCAGCTTCTCTTTCTTGGCAGCCAGATCATCCAAGACTTCCAGGTACTGACGAGCTCGCTCGAACTGTTCAGGCGTGGCACCAGCAGCAGACAAGTCGAAGAGCACCGTCTGGGAGTCCGTCATGTTGAACGTGGACACTGACTTCAGGATGCCCGCGATCTGGCGCTCAACATCCTCGTACATCTTCTCGGCCTCGGTCTTGATGGCCTTGGCTGCCTTCTTGACCTTGTCCGCGCCTACCACCACCGGAGCAGCGATCTTGCCGCCCAGGCTTTCCGCCTTGCCCTCGATGCTGCCTGCCGTTTCGTCCCAGATGGTGGACACCGCCCCGGCTGCGGAGCGCAGGTTGCCAGTGAAGTCGGTGAAGGTTTCTTTGGCGATGTTGAACGCGTCGGAGAACCTGCCACTGAACAGGGCCACGAGTGCAGCACCGACACCACCGATCACACTGCCCAGGGTGTTGAACACACTGACGATCAGGGTGCCAGCAGTCAACAGAATCTTGACCCCGGTGGCGGCGATCTCTGCGGTGCGTCCGAACAGATCGGCGTTCTTGGCGCTGTTGAACAACGACCCGGTCAGGGAGTTGAGCGTGGGGAGCAGCCGTTGGGCAATCTGTACCCCCAGGCCCTGCTGAGCCGCCTTCAGTTGGTCCAAGCGGTCGTTGAACTCACCGGCTGCATTGGCTGCGTCCTGGGACAGAGTAAGCCCCAGGCGGTCAGCCTCGTCGGTCAGTTCGGCGATCCCTTGCCGCCCTTGGTTCAGGAAGGGGATAAGCTGCGCACCGCTCTTCCCGAAGATCTCCTGGGCCAGCGCACTCTTCGCAGCCCCGTCTTCATACTGGGCGAACTTGTCAGCAACGTCGCCGAGCACGTCCGTGGTCTTGCGCAGGCTGCCGTCCGCGTTGGTCACCGAGACGCCGATGGCCTTGAAGCCCGCTGCGGCGCTCTCGCTGCCAGACGCGGCTTCGGCCATTTGCTTCGACAGCTTGGAGACAGAGGCGGAAAGGGTTTCAGAGTCGGTGGCCGAAAGCTGGGCAGCATACGCCAGCTTCGACATTTCCTCCACGGAGACGCCGGTCATCTCGGCCAATTCCCCGATCCGGTCTGCGGCATCGATGCTGCCGCGAACCATGTTGGTCAGGGCAGACACCCCGACCGATGCTGCGGTTCCGAGTGCTGCCCCGATCTTGCCCGCCTCTGCAGTGAGGCGAGCCATCTGCTGGACCGACTTAGACACGCCGGAGGTGAACTCCGCCGTGTTCATCGCCAGCGATACGACGAGAGACCCGAGTGCTGCCATCATTTCTTCCTTCGACTTGCCATCGCGGACAGAACGGCACGGGCTTCAGATGCGGTCTGCGTTGGCTTGGGTGGGTTTTGCTCGAGGCTGAAGTAGGCCATCCATTCGGTGAGCTCTGCGGACGTTATGCGGTCCGAGAGCTCACCAACTGTCATGCCCCCGAGGTGGCCTGCGAGTCGGAAGAGGAAGCGGCGCTCGGGTCGCCGGTGGAGTTTCCCTTGGCTTCCTCCATGTCGGCTTCCGTCAGGCCGTTCAGCTTCTGTGCCACACCAGCGCACCGGGTAAGTGCAGCAGCCGACAGTTCGCCCAAAGCCTCGGCATCAGCAGAAGTGAACACCCGGGCACCGTTCTCGTCAATCGCGGTGGCTGCCACCAAGCGAGCGCGAATGTTCTGGATGTTCACTTTCCCGCGACCTGCGGTAAGGGATTGCTCCCATTCATCCCGCTCACGACCAGTCATCTCGCGAATGCGGACAGTGACACCCCATTCAGGGCAGGGCACTTCCTTCGTGCGGAGCGCGGTCTTGGACAGGATGAGCTCGCGGAGTTCTGCTGCGTTCATGTTCAGGCCTCCGTCACTTCGCCGGTGATCTCGATGGTCACGCTGGATTCGATGACCGCGTCCACGCTGGCGCTGATGGGCACCGACAGCACGTAGCCTTCGAATTCGTAGATCGTGGAGGGGCTGGCATCAGTCAGCTCCACCTGGAACTTGCGCTTCTGGCGATCGCGCTTTGCCGCCACGAGCTCGGCGTGGGTGGTTTCCTTGGGAATGAAGTTCAGCGTGAAGGTGCATTGACCTTCGTCGGCCAGACCCATCCGCTTCTCTTTGGCGCTGCTGCTCAGATCCGTGGTGTCAATCACGGCTGCCGAACCCGTGCGGAAGTTGATGTCCTTCGCGTCGGGGATGGCGGTGTAAACGATCGGGCTGCCGACCGGGGTGACCGCGATGGCGATCGTGATGCCTTGGCTTTCCAGTGCGTTGCTGCTCATGGTATCTCCGTAGGGGGGTTGGGGATTGGTGGGCTCATTATGCGACAGGGCGATGCCAGCATCGGAAGTCCTGACGCACCCGATAAATCCGGGTCTCAGGTTCGTAATCGTCCTGATCAGTGACCAGAAGGAACTTCAACTCGTTGGCCTCCAGGGCAGCGCGGACCTGGGTGGCTAGGTTGCGGGCGGCCAGATATCCCGCAGCCCAGCAGTCAACCTGGATGCGCACTTGATCGAGGTTGCTGTTGCCCTGAAAATCGGTGACAGGTGCGCTGGACACACGCTGGAACGTGATACGGGGTAGGGGCGTGTCCTGGGGTGCCAGCACCGCGAACACCCGGTCATCTGCGTCCGTTGCGTAGGGGCTGGTCCCGGCCAACACCGATAGGACTACTTGTTCAGCGAGCATTCTGGGTCTCCTTGTTCACTTTGGCTGCGTAGAGGTCGAGGTATCTGCGGATGCGCTTCTGCATGCCCGCCAACTGCTGATTCTGCGTAGCGTCGAACGCTGGGCGCATGAAAGGCTTCGCCGGCATCTTGCTCGTGCCGAATTCCAGATACCACCAGTAGAAGGGATCGTCTGGGTTGTTGGCCCCAGCCAATGCACCCGCAGCCTTGGCAGCAGACTTCTTTTGCTTGCTGAGGGGCTTCACACGAACGATGACTTCGTAAACCCCGTTCTGGCCTTTGGTGAACCGAGACCGTGACACCCGGATGGCGTCACGCACGGTACCGGGCTTCCGGGTGTTGGTCGGCACCCGCAGCACAGGGGCACGGTTGACCGCCTCGTTCTTGACGGCAGCACCTGCACCACCCAGGGCAGACCACACCGCCTTCTTGCCCATGTCCTTGGGCATCTCGAGCAGAGCTTTGCGCAACTGCTCAACACCAGCGATCTTCGCACTCATACGTCACCCCCAGGTACTTTCGCCAGCACGAGGAGCCCTTCCTTGCGGCCGACCCGGCTGATGTTCTGGATGTCGTAGTACACCCCACCGTCGTTGATACGCATGTCTTCATGCAGCCCAACCATGTAGCGGATCAGGTACTCGGTTTGATAGACCGCCGTGTGGGCACCGGCCAGCAGAGTCTCTTTGCCCCTCAGGTCTTTCCGCTTGGCCCACACACGGGCGAAAATCACCCACGAGTAGATCGGTGCCCCGACCGTGTCGCGCCCGGTCTGCTGCTTCACCTCGAACTGAATGCGTGTGTCGAGTTCGCCAGAGTTGATCATGTCACACCCCCTGACCCAGACGCCATTGATCGAGCAACCGATACGCCGTTTCTTTCAGCGTGGGATTCGCGGTGGGGTTGCGGTCATAGATGATCTGCGCGAGCATGAAGATCGCGAGTTCCAGGTTCTTCGGGAACCCTTCCAGATGCGGGTGGCCGTGCCCGTGCGCGGGGCTGGCAGCGTGGATCAGTGCGCAGCGATAGTTGACGACGAAGCCGTTCAGGCGAGTGGTGCTGACCTGGGGCCAGTTGGTATCACCAACGGGATAGAGCACGTGATTCTCCAGCACGTACAAAGCGGGGTCCAGCGTCTGCCAGACCAACGACGTGTCCAGATACTTCACGGAAACGATCTCGTAGACCGGCGGATAATCCAACCGCAGTTCGCGAGGCGGGGTGCCCGTGATGCGGATAGCCCGTTCCTGGTCGAGCAGAGCGATCTGCAGATACGCCTCGGCCTCGTGAATGGCCGAAAGCAAGATACTCTGGATGACCGTGTCTTCGTCGGTGTTGTCCTGCCGCAGGTAGGTCTTCAGGTCTGCGACATCGATCGGAAGCTGGGTGTCGTCCGCCGACACGACGACAGAGTAGAACCGTTCAGTCATGATTTCTCCAGGGGTAAGGCGAAGTCGATCGGGTGGCGTTGGAAACACTGGAGCGCAGTTGCCCGCGAGCAGTTGACAACAGAAACCCCTTCGGCGTCTAGGTCATTCGCCAGCACATTGAACCGTTTGACGAATTCAGTGTAGGGACTTGGCACGTTGAGTCTGCCTGGGTGGTCACCGAACCAGTGGCTCTTCCCGTTGGTGCGCTGCATGTCGAACCCCAGCAACAGAATGCGTCGCGCCCCCAGGTGGTAGGCGAGGTTCATGGCTTGGTACCCAGAGTTCAACCCTTGATGCAGCACCCAGGGCTCACGGCACAGCCCGGGGAGTGGCCTGCTGGGCACGTAGGCCAGCCCGTAGCGGGCGCAGGCGACCTCGTCCTGGGACACCTGTAGGGCAGGGGCTGCCGCGCCAGCCTGGGGCCGCTTGGCGTCCCACCAGCGACCATCGCAGGCGTACAGCACATCGGCCCAGGGGGCCAGCGTCCAGGCGTCGTTTACCGCGATCGCCCTGCACGAGCGCTGTTCGTGCGCCTGCCGGACATGGTCAACGTCTTCTGCTGTGAGGCTTGGGCCACCAGCGAGGATGACGCACGTTGCGGGTTCGGGCCACCGTGCGAGGGCCCGTGGTCTTTTGGGCTGGGGGCTACCTTGGTCAGGATCTCCACGTGGGGCGGATACAGATCACGCATGTGTTCAGCGACATGCTGGGGCAGTTCGAACACATCGTTTTTCTTGCGGCTGCCAACAGAAGGGATCGTGCTTTCGATATCCCGCAAAGCCTTACATTCGACCATCATTTCACACCTCGAAAAGAAAAGGACCGAGCAAGCCCTTCAGCCTGCCCGGTCCGGGTGGGGTTTACACCACGATCAGGCGAAGGTGCCCGACACGAAAGCCTTCGGGCGGTACACCGTCAGGGCCAGACGCTCTTCGGCCAGGATGGTCGCCATGTTCTTGGTGAAGTTGTCGGCGTTCTCGAACGACACCTGCACCGCAGCTTGTTGACGATCCCAGATCTGGGCACCCATGCTGAAGGAGCCGACCAGGAAGGTGCCTTCGGCGATGGCCTGCGAAGGCACCACACGACGACCCCAGAGTTGCGGGCCAGCAGCCAGAGCGGGGTTCGCCCAGATGTAGGCACCGCTGGTTTCCTTGGTCAGCTCGATGTCTTCCCAGTCGCTGGGGTGCATCACGATGGCGTCGGCCGGGTAGTTGGAGAGCACCACCTGGGTGATCGCACGACGCACCGTGTCCACCTTGGTGTCGCCCGAGACGGCGCGGTTGTAGGCGGTGAAGTTGCCGCTCTTCAGCAGGCCGGACAGCTTGCCGCCGGTGCCATCACCGTTCAGCAGTTCGTCCTCTTCTTCCAACTTGAGGCCGTACATCAGGCGAGTATTGATGTACGACTGGAGTTGAGGCGCGTCGGACAGCACCTGCTTCGACACCGGAATCCAGTGGGCCAGGGTGATCACAGGGGCGTTCGCCAGCGTGAACGTGATGCCCGACTCGTTCTTCGCCACGTTTTCACGCGCCGGGGACGAGTACTGGGGACCAGCGTTGTCGGTGAACACGTTCTCGCGGGTGTACTCGATCAAGTTCGAGCCCGTGGTGCCAGTGGGCAGCAGGTCGCGGATCGTCAGCGGACGCTCGGGCTCGTAGATGATGCCCGGGACGCGCATGGACGGAACCAGCGGCTGGTTCTGGCCGGTGGCGTTGATGATGGCGGTCTTCTCCAGGCGGAGCGCACCTTGGCGGGTGGCTTGCCACTTGTCGAAGCCATCCATCTTGATGAACTCTTCGCCCAGGGACAGCAGACGACCCGTGTCCTGGTCGGGCAGCTTGGCGGCCTTCTGCTCCAGAGCGATCAGGCGGTCAACGATCTGGGTGGCCTTCTCGGACAGGCTTTCCAGAGCGCCCTTGGTTTCGGTGCTCATCGACTTGGCATCGGCCACTTCGGCGTTCGCCTTCTTGACCCAGGCTTCGAGCTCGCGGTTGATGGCCTTGAGCGATTCTTCCATGACGGCTTTGGTCACGTAGTCCATTTTTCAGTTCTCCAGAAATGTGAGGTTGGGTTTTACAGGGTGAGCGTCTGGCGCAGACCGCTGCTTTCGAGGAAAGCGTTGACCTGTTCTTCCACACTCTTCGCCGAGGACGACGTCGCGGGATCACCCCGGAAGATCGACTTGGCACGGCTCACCACTGCGGTCGCCGCTGATTTGGAGAATCCCCCTGCCTCACGCAAGAACATCTCCAGATCCGAAAGGGATTGCACGGAATCGAGCTCGGCCTTGATAGAGGACATGTCCACTCGCCCACCGTCGTCGGCGGGAAAGGAAACAAGCGAGATCTCTCGCAGGCTCGAGACGTTTTTGATGATGCGGCTGATGGACGACTTGGGGTCATCGACCCATTCGTAGTCGTCGCTCTTCAAGCCAATGCCAACCGAGAGCCCGTCCAGGGTCTGTTCGGCCATCGCCAGCTTGATGTCTTCCACGATGGACATGCCTTTGGTCAAGTTGCCCACCACCAGCAGACCGTCGTCGTCTTCTTCCACTTTGCGCCACTTGCCAATCGGCAGGTCGTACGACTTGTGATTGAAGAACATCTTGGGCATCCGGCCAGAAACCCGGGCTTCCTTGACGACGTTCTTGTAAGCCCCCGGCAGGATGGTGTCCCCGTAGGTGTCCACCCCGTTGAACTTGCTGGCATACCCCTCGAAGGAGTAGCCTTCACCGGACGCCTTGATGCAGACGTCACTGAGTGACAGGGTCAGATTCTTGCGTTCCAGCATTCGTATCTCCGTTGAGGTTGGGTAGCGGGCTCCCGCTGGGGTTGGGGGTTGGCTTGGTTTCGCCTACCTTTGCCAGCGGCATCATCGCGCCTTGCACCAGCAGCGAATCGGAATTCTTCTCGGTGGACAAAGGGAGGCCGAGTTTCAGCCGAACCTCGTTGGCCGTAATGATACCGTTCGACCGCAGCTTTGTGTAATACTCGGCCCGGGTGCGCAAATCCACCGCCATCAATTCGTCGTAGTCGTACCCGATCTTCCGCTTGCGGCGCTCTGCCAGCGGAATCAGCTTCATGTGGCAGGTGCTGGCGATGCGTCGGCAATAGGGGGCGATGGTCAACCCGTAGAAGCCGAGCATCTGCTGCTCCAGGCCCGTGCCCCAGCTTGTCGACCCCTCGCTCTCGTTGAGCAGGAAGGCAGGCACCCCGAAGAAGCGGGCAACGTCCTTCACGTTGTACCGGCGCGACTCGATCATCTGCAAGTCCTCAGGCTTCAACTGCACCTGTTGGTACTTCATGCCCGCTTCCAGGACGAACAGCTTGTGCGCAGCGTCGGCACCTTCGTGGACTTCCTTGAAGTTCTCCCGGATCTCCTGGCGCTGCTTCTGGGTGAGCAGGCGGTCGATCTGCAACACGCCCCCAGGCTTACCGCCTCGGGAGAAGAACTGGCCCGAGTACTGGTCGGCAGCCACTGCCACCCCCATGGACATCGCCCCGTATTGGAGCGGACTCAGGCCGACCCGCCCGTTGCCGAAGATGCGGATATGCAGCACATCTTCTTCGCCGAACATGGTCTGCTCACCGTCGTAGGTGTAGATATACCACCCGGAGCCGTCCTTCAGGACAATCGGCTGCACCTGCTGGCTCGCCATCGGGTAGAGGCCGATTGGCATGCCCAGGGTGTTTCGCATGATGTAGGCGTAGGCGTTGCCGCGCAGCCCCAGATTGAACATCATGGATTCCCAGAAGTCCTGAGCGGTCATGTGTGGGTTCGGTGCGTAGGTCAGGATTGTGGTGAGCTCATCCTCGGGATCATCAATCCACTGGCCCTTCTTCATGCGGTACAGGTGCAGCGGCACCCCAGACACCGTCTCGGCCAGGATGCGCACCGCCCCGAACACCGCAGACACCGCCATCGCGGAATCCTCGGTGAGCTGAACAGGCACCCCCCGGATGCCCTGCAGAGGCCCGCTGAACTGCTCCCCTGATGCCTGGGCCGACCCACCAAAGCCAAGCCAGCGGGCCAGATTGTTGACGTAGAAGAAAGGACTTTTCACATTCACCCCAGAACGATTGGATTGGTAAGAAATTCGTCGAGCGAGTCTGTCTCGTCAACACCGCGCAGGCTGTGCGCAGCCATCGCCAGAGCAACAGCACCGTCAATTCGGGCGGTGGCTTTGTTCTTGTCGAACTTGCGCAGTTCCGCCGGGTCCTTGATCACCACTGCATTGGATACGCACCACGTCAGCACCGGATGCCCACCGTGGCGGATACGCCCTTGCTTGAGGTAATCCTCGGCCGCTTCGATTGCCGGGTTCATGTCCTTGAAGCCCTGACCGTGTGGCTTTAATGGGCCCTCATTTTCCGCCCATTCTGCCCCCATATGGGCCAGTTCTCGTTTGAGGTCCTCAATCCGCCAGCGGTCGAATTGGATTGTCAGTTCGTATTCCTGGAGCAGATCCATGATCTTGGCGGCGACGTAGGCGTAGTCAATCACCGGCCCAGGTACGAGCTCCAGGTGCCCAGCCCGTGCCCAGGCGGTGTATGGCACCCGGTCCTTGCGTTCCTTCTCGACGATGCCATCCTCTGGCACCCAGAAGAACGGGTGGACATCCACCATCCCGTCCTCGTGTTCGAACGTCAGCACCAGCGCAGTCAGGTCGTTCTTGCTGGACAGATCCAGGCCCGCATGGCAGGTCATACCGCGCAGCAGTTCCAACGGAATGGGCTTGGCCTTGTTCAGCTCCCAGACATCGCTGCTCAGCCACGGGTTATGCGCGGCAACCCACTGGCAGAAGTGCAGGCGTCGCACGACCGATTCCTTGCTGGGCATGCCCTTCGCCTGGGTGACCTGGGTGCGCAGGTACTCCGGCCCGAAGGTGTGCCCGAGGCTGGGGTTGCTCTTCGGCCAGCAAGACTCATCAACGAACGGGTCCTCTCCCTCGTCGTGGGCGCAGATGTAGGCGAAGAAGGTGTCGTCAGGCAAAGCCCCCGCGCACACCTTGGCACCGTACTCGTGATAGTCGTAGCAGACGCTGGTCTTGTCGGCTCCGCTGTTGGTGATCATGAACATCAGCGGTTGCTTGCGGAACTTGAAGCCCGCCCGCAGCATCTCTATCACCGTGCCTGTCTTGTGCTCATGCACTTCGTCCAGCAGAGCGCACGACGGACGCGGGCCTGACTGCCCATCATCCGACGAGATGGGGCGGAAGAAGCTGTTGGTGGCATGGAACGACAGGTTCCAGACGTTGGGTGCCTTGCCGCTGGGCTTGACCCGGGCCTTCAGCGTGGGGGACTGGTCCACCATCGCCACCGCGTCGCGGAACAACACCATCGCCTGATCCTTCTTGGTGGCTGCTGCGTACACCTCGGCCCGCTGCTCCCCGTCTGCGATCTGCATGTACAGCCCGATGCCAGCGGCCAGCGGGGACTTCCCAGAGCCCTTCCCTGTCTCTTGGTAGGCGGTGCTGAACCTGCGGTACATGGTGGCGTCGCTGGGCTCGCCTGGGGCCGTGGTGGGCCAGCGGGTGGCCCCGTCCAGCTTGTACCAGCCGAACACGCTGCCCAGGATGAAGCACTGCCACGGCAGGGGGTCAAAGGGCTTGCCTTCAAAGTCACCACCGTTCAGGCGCAGGATGACCCGGAAGAACTTCAGCACCCGCTCAACCATGTCCACCCGCCACACCAGCCCCCGCTCGTGGCCTTCCGCTAGGTCACGGAGGTGCCGCTTGCAGGCGTTGCGGACGTGCGGGCCTGCAACCACATCACCCCGGTCCACTGCCAGGGCATAGGCGGTGGCCTCGTCGGTTGGGTATTCAAAGGAACTCGCGGAGGGGGTCTTTTTCTTCGCCATCGCCTGGGCCTTTCACCTTGCTGCGGGATGAGGGGGTTAGGCCGAACTCCGTCAGGAGGGAGTGCAGCCGTTTGGATGCGTCGCTGTACATCGCGACCGCCGGGTGAGCACGGATGATCACCCCTTCTTTGGTGGGTGCGTCGTAGAAGCGCCCTTCCTTCTTGATGGTGGCCTGTAGGTCGAGGACTTCTGCGTAGGTTTCCGCCAGTCTTTGGATCGCCAGCATGTCGGCGTCCGTGGAAACGGGCAACTTCTGCAGAACTTCACGGACTATGGGCCACTTCTTCAGAGCTTCTGCAGACAAACCCGGACAATCCTGGATGAGTTTCACGGTCACTATGACCGACCCCTCCGTCTTGTTGCGGTGCCTTGTGCGGACCGTGGCCTCGAGCTCGCGCTGCTCGAGGGGCTTTGCTTTTCGTGGCATCAGGAATACCTTTCTTATTCGGATCCGCGGACACAAAGT